GAGGTGCGCGACTTCTTCCGTCGCAAGCTGATCATGCTTGGTGTGGTGCAGCCGACCAAGGCCGAGATGGAGGAGATGATGCAGGCCAAGGCCAACCAGCCGGAAGACCCGAACTCGATCTTTTTGCAGGCCGCAGCCGAGGAAGCTGTCGCCAAGGCAGCCAAGGCACGCGCCGACACCATCGAGACGGTCGCCGCAGCCGAGTTGAAACGCGCCCAGACGGTCGAGACCATGGCCAAAGTGTCCGGCGCAGAGCAAGACCAAGCAATCAAGGCCATCCAGACGATGGGCAGTGCCGCCATTGCCGCGCAACAGTTGGGCATGGGCGAACCTGCACAACCGACCGCGCCGGTGGCACAATAGTGTTATGCGGTATCCACCCAGCCGCTTCAATGGGTGAGTTTGATGGGGTCAACCGATGAACGTTAAAAAGGCAGACGGAGAGCAGAACCAAGACGACAACACACTCGTGCTGGATGATGAGCAGAACCTGAACAACGAGGCCGACGAGAACAATGCCGAAGGCCAAGGCGATGAGGGAAATGCCAACGAAGGCAACAACGAGGGTGATGAAGACGAGGTTGTGGTCACCATTGGTGAGGAAGCGCCGCCCACCGAAGAAGAGAACCATGCGCCTGGTTGGGTGCGTGAGTTGCGTAAGAACTACCGCGAGGTGCAACGAGAGAAACGCGAACTCGAGGAAAAACTGAAGGCCGCAACGCAGACTGAGAACAAGCCGGTCGCGCTGGGCAAGAAGCCAACCCTCGAAGATCACGATTACGACTCGGATGCATACGAAGCCGCCCTGACTGCATGGTTCGAGAAAAAGCGCCAGGCAGACGAGGCAGAGGCAAGGGTCAAGGCAGAAGCTGAAAACCAGCAGAAAGCCTGGCAGTCGAAGCTGGAGAACTACGGCAAGGCGAAAGCCGAACTGAAGGTCAAAGACTTCGAGGATGCTGAGGAAACCGTGCAGGAGTCACTCTCCGTCACGCAACAAGGCATCGTGCTTCAAGGCTCCGAGAACCCCGCACTGGTGATTTACGCGCTCGGCAAGAATCCGACCAAAGCCAAGGAACTCGCAGGAATTACCGACCCCGTGAAGTTTGCCTTCGCGGTAGCGAAACTGGAGACGCAATTGAAAGTGACGAACCGTAAGGCAGCACCGCCGCCCGAGAAAACCATCCAAGGAAATGGACGGGTGTCTGGGACGGTGGACTCAACCCTCGAACGGCTGCGTGCCGACGCCGAGAAGACTGGTGACTTCACAAAGGTCATGCAGTACAAACGGCAGAAGCGCCAGTCCTCATGAACTTTTTTTAAGGACTCGATATCATGGCAAACGCCTTTTCCAAAGAAGAACGCGTAGCGTTCGAAGACATCCTGGAAGGTTTCCAGGACGCACTTGTGCTCTCCCGCAACGTTTCGGTCTACAACACCGACTCCGAGATGATGGAACGCGCCAACGACACCATCTGGCGTCCGCAGCCCTACATCGCTCAGTCGTTCAGTGGCACCGACATGACGTCCAACTTCAAGGACTTCACCCAGTTGGCAGTGCCTGCGACCCTCGGCTACAGCAAGTCTGTGCCTTGGACGCTGACCGCCAAAGAACTGCGTGATGCCCTGCAAGAAGGTCGCCTGGGTGACGCTGCCAAGCAGAAGCTGGCCAGCGACATCAACGTGGCTCTGATGACCGTGGCTGCCCAGCAAGGCACATTGGTTGTCAAGCGCACCTCCGCTGCATCTGGCTTCGACGACGTGGCTCAGGCCGACGCGCTGATGAACGAGCAAGGCGTCCAAGCCTTCGACCGTTACTTGGCTCTGTCGACCCGCGACTACAACGGCATGGCAAGCAACCTGGCCGCCCGTCAGACCCTGACTGGCAAGCCCCTGACCGCTTACGACAAGGCCTACGTTGGCATGGTCGCTGGCTTCGAGACCTACAAGCTCGACTACGCCACCCGACTGACCGCCGCCGCTGGCACGACCGTGACCGTCAACGGTGCGAACCAGTACTACACGCCCAAGGCCACTTCGACTGCTGCGACTGGCGAGACCTCGAACGTGGACAACCGCTACCAGAACCTGACCATCGCTGTGTCCTCTGGCACTGTGAAGGTTGGCGACTGCTTCACCATCGCTGGCGTGAATGCTCTGCATCACATCACGAAGGAAGACACTGGTCAGCTCAAGACCTTCCGTATCACCGGCATCGTGTCCGGCTCGGGTGGCTCTGGTGTTGTCACGATCAGCCCTCCCATCATCTCCGCTGGCGGTTCGACCGACGCAGAACTGGAATACAAGAACGTGAGCGCAACGCCTGCCAACGGTGCTGCCATCACCTTCTTGAACACCGCTGCTGCCAACGTCAACCCCTTCTGGCAGAAAGATGCGCTGGAAATCCTGCCTGGCCGCTACGCTGTTCCGACCGACGCTGGCACCGCAGTCATGCGTGCTTCGACCGATCAGGGCATCGAGTTGGTGATGCAGAAGTTCTACGACATCAACACCATGAAGACCAAGTATCGTCTCGATACGCTCTTCGGTGTCGTGAACAAGCAGCCTGAAATGTCGGGCATCATCCTGTTCAGCCAGACCTAAGCTGAGTGAGTGAGGGGGCTTCGGCTCCCTCACTTTCATCAACCGACAGGAGACCGACATGCCACTGAAAAAGGGCTACAGCAAGAAAAGCATCTCGACCAACATCAAGACCGAGATGAAGGCAGGCAAGCCTCAGAAGCAGGCCGTAGCGATTGCTTTGAGCACCGCACGCAAAGCCGCTGAGAAGGCAGGCAAGCCATCCAAGGCACCGGCCAAGAAAGGATCGAAATGAAGAACCCGACCATGCTCTACAAGCACCCTGGTGCACACGAAATACACGGGGACAAGTTCGACTACAGCGTGGTGGACGAGCAGGACGTTGACCAGGCCAAGAAAGATGGCTGGCACCTGACGACCACCGAAGCGAAAGCAAAGACCAAGGCACCGGCCAAGACCGCCGAGGCTGTGGAAGATGACAACGCGCCGCCCACTCGTGCTGAGTTGGAGGCCAAAGCCACCGAACTGGGCATCAAGTTTGACGGTCGCACCAGCGATGCCAAGCTCGGCAGCCTGATCGCCAAGGCTCTGGAGGCTTGATCATGGGATGGACAAAGCGCCAATTTGTGCTCCAGGCATTCGAGGAAATCGGCCTGGCCTCCTACGTCTATGACCTGACGCCGGAGCAGTTGAACAGCGCTTTGTTCAAGCTCGACGCCATGATGGGCACGTGGAACGGCAAGGGCATCCGCATCGGATACCCGCTGCCGACCAGCCCGAACAACAGCACGCTCGACACCCAGACCAACGTGCCCGACTCGGCAAACGAGGCGATCTACACCAATCTGGCCACGCGCATCGCTGGAGGCTACGGCAAGACCGTCTCAGCCGACACCAAAGCGACCGCACGCGCAGGCTACGAGGTGTTGCTCTCGCGTGCCGCCATGCCCATGGAAATGCAGATGCCTGGCTCCATGCCAGCAGGTGCAGGCAACAAGCCGTGGGCTGTGGATAACCCATTCCTTGACCCGCCAGTCGACCCACTGTTGGCAGGCCAAGACAGCGCTATCGACTTCGACTAAGGAGAAACCCTAATGACCACCATCAACCAATTGTCGGCAGTCGATACCGTCTCGGCTGGCGACTTGGTGCCTGTTTTCAGCACCAACAACGGAGACGCACGCAAGGCTGCCATGTCGGTGCTGCAGGCGTTCATCCTCGACAACTTTGTGGCCAACATGACCCAGAGCACCGAGGCCATCACGGACGCTGACCTGTTTCCGATCTACGACGCAACGCAGGCCAACTCGGTCAAAGTGACAGCCGCGCTGGTGCGTGCCTACATTCAGGCGCAACTGTTCACCAGCATGGCCTCTGGCTCGGCTGTGACTGGCCTGGACAAGTTCGCCATCCTCGACGATGCCGACTCGACCACCAAGGCTGTCACTGGCGCAATGCTGCTGGCCTACATGCAGGCCAATCTGGTGTTCCCGAGCACGGCCAGCCTGTTCCCGAACTACGTCACGCAATACGCTGCGCCTTCCTCGGATGGCTTCACGGTGGCCGTGAATAACAACAGCAACAACACCTGGTTGATTCTGACCCCGACCGCAGGCTTTGCGACCGGCACGATCACCCTGCCTGCGATTGCCAACGTGGTCGACAAGCAAGAGGTGCTGATCAACTGCACGCAGCAGATCAACGCGCTGACCATCAACGGCAACGGTGCGACCGCTGTCACTGGCGAACCGGCAGTCATCGCTGCTGACGACTTCTTCCGGCTGCGCTTCGACTCGTCGACCAGCAGCTGGTATCGCGTAGGCTAACCCACAGGAGAAACGAACATGACCATCCGCGCACCTTTTGAACCACGCCGTGGCGCAAACCTTGTCACCACGCCTGCCGTTGCATCGGCATCCGTCTCCATCGACCCAGAAGCCAAGTCCGTGCGACTGGTGAACGTTGGCGTCAACATTTGCCACGTCCGCATTGGCGAAGGCGCTCAGACTGCCACGACCGCAGACATGCCCGTCCGCGCAGGCAGCGAGATCGTCGTCCAGAAGGGCGAAGGCGAGAACACGCTGGCGCACATCTCCGCGCTTGGCACCACGCTGCACATTCAGACTGG